TAGCAATTATTACAAGTACACCGAACAGTGACGAAGATCAATTTGCACTACTGTGGAAAGGTGCCAACAAGTGCGAAGATGAATACGGTAATCCTACTCTAGTTGGACAGAACGGATTCAAAGCTTATCGTAGTTTCTGGAACGAACATCCTGATCGAGACGATGCTTGGGCACAGCAACAACGTGCAGCTTTGGGTGTAGATCGTTTCCGTCGTGAAATGGACTGCGAATTTATCATTGCAGATGAAACACTTATTGCACCTGCCAAACTGATTGACCTGGAAGGACGCAATCCCTTGTATAAAACAGGCGAAGTGCGCTGGTACAAAAAACCACAAGCCAATCGGATATATGTTGTGGGTCTAGATCCTAGCCTGGGCACAGGTGGTGATCCTGCTGCTATACAGGTGTTTGAAGCTAATACAACTGAACAAGTGGCAGAGTGGCGTCACAATCGCACAGACATTCCTACACAGATACGTATACTGGCTGACATTATACGCCATCTCAACGATGTAGTCAAAGATCCCAAGAGCATTTACTATTCTGTGGAAAACAACAGCATTGGCGAAGCTGCGCTGATCAGTATAAGTGAATACGGTGAAGAAAACATACAGGGTTATTTTCTAAGCGAACCAGGCAAAGGCCGCAAAGGATTCAACACCAGCAATAAACCCAAGTTGGCAGCCTGTGCAAAATTTAAGCACTTGATTGAAAGCAATAGAATGACAATATCCAGTGCCAGTATGATAACTGAACTTAAAAGTTTTGTAGCAAGTGGTGTAGGATATGCTGCCAAACCGGGCGAAACTGATGATTTAATTATGTCTACCTTGCTGGTAGTGCGTATACTGCAGGTACTGCAAACTTATCACAGTGATCTTGACACACAAATGCGTGATCACCAAGATGAAATGATTGCTCCTCTGCCGTTCGTTATGACAATGTAATAAATACACGATGCAAAACTCTACACCAACTCAACTATATGATTTACTAATAACCCGGGACTTTGAACCCAAGTTAAAAGATGTGTCTGGACCAGGCCCATCTGGAAAAGATGTAATAGATCCGGCTAAAGCGAATCTGTTTACATTTGACTGGAAAACTCAAAGCAAAAACTACGGCACAGTGGTGATCTTGATTGGCCAAGACAGAAATCTAAAGATTTTCTTTGGTGACAATATTGGTCGCAGCATGGACCGCGGAGACAAAGATGCTTGGTACGAGTTCCTTTATCAGCTCAAGCAATTTACTGTACGCAACAACTTGCTGAAGTTTGACATAGAAAATATCAATCGATTAAAGTACAACATACAGGGCATGGCTGCCATCAAGGAAGGCCTGTTTGAGGGCTACTATGGAAATAAAAAGATCAGCTACAGTGATCAGCCCAAGCAAACACGCTTGGTAATCAAACACAACCGAACCCTAGGTGAAGGTGATGCACGTTTTCGTTATGTTGAAAGCTTGTTTGTTGAAACTGGTGATGATCAAAGATTCAAGTTGCCGTTTACTAATCTGATTGGTGGACGAGCCATGGCACGCCATGTATCGGAAGGTGGTACACCCTACGATGCATTTGGTCAGCACATCTGCGAAATAGTTAAAGAAATGAATATTCTGGGCAAGTTTGTTCGGGCTTCTAAACACAAAAACTTTGACGGCGATGCTGGTGTTCTTGCAGAAACAGCTATTCGTCATTATCAAGACCTCAAGGCCAAGGCCAAGCGTATAATTAGCCAACGCGGTTACCTTGTAGAATTAGAAAATTTTGATCCGGCACAAATTTCTGAAGCTGATGCCATGGCCGAAGACATCAGAAACATGTTTATCGAACAGAGTTTGGATTCCAGAATTGAAGAAGCTATTCCACTGTTGGCCAAGCTGTCTGTGCGTAAAGATAATAACATGAAAGAAATTGCCGAATTTGAATCATGGGCAAACACAGTAACAGAAGGTACTTGGTCAACTCCGGATACTCCTGAATCAGAAAGTAAGTTGCAGAAACTGATGGCTCAAGAATTACCAGTGGGTGCCGACGCAACCAATGCCACTGAGCAACTGTATGACATCTTAGGTGATGATCAGTTATTTGATCAATTGACAGAATTGGCCGCCAGGGATGCCAATGCTGATGCCAGACCCTTGATACAGGCCAGATTGGCAGAGTTAGGTATCAATATTGAAATGCCTGCTGACGAAGTTCCTGCACCAGCTGAACCAGATGCTGCTGCTACTCCACCTGCAGACGTGCCAGATCCTGCTACTACGCCTGTTGATCCTGCTGCCACACCACCAACAGATGTACCAGACCCAGATGCTGCTGCATTGCCGCCGTCACCACCTGAACCAACTTCGGAAGATCTTGACACCGACGGAGTTATGATGGTCAAGCCTAGTAACATGAGCAGCGAGAGTGTTGAGCGTGTTATAAGATTGGCACAACTGCTTAGATAAATTTGCCATTTAATGTTGCGATACTAAATACTTTCACGTATACTCAGTGTTAGTATACGTTTGTATGTATATTGTAAATCAACTTTAAAAGGCAACTTATATCATGGCATCATTAGCAGAAATCAGAGCACGTCTAGCAGCAGCAGAATCAAACAAAGGCGGACACTCGTCAAACGGTGGCGATAACGCAATTTACCCACACTGGAATATGGAAGAAGGTGCATCCGCACTGTTACGTTTCCTGCCAGATGGCAACAACAAAAACACTTTCTTTTGGGTTGAACGAGCAATGATTCGTTTGCCTTTCAACGGTGTCAAAGGTGAGATGGACACCAAACAAGTACAAGTGCAAGTACCCTGCGTAGAAATGTGGGGCGAAGCATGTCCTATTCTGGCAGAAGTACGTACTTGGTTTAAAGACAAGTCATTAGAAGAAATGGGTCGCAAGTACTGGAAGAAGCGTAGCTACGTGTTTCAGGGCTTTGTTCGTGAAAACCCAATTGCAGATGACAAATCTCCAGAAAATCCAATCCGTCGCTTTATCATTGGACCGCAAATCTTTGCAACCATCAAGTCAGCTCTGATGGATCCAGAGCTTGAAGAAATGCCAACAGACTTGTTGCGTGGACTGGACTTCCGTGTTGCTAAAACCAGCAAAGGCGGATACGCAGACTATAATACTAGCAAGTGGTCACGTAAGGAATCAGCTTTGACTGAAGCAGAACAAGCTGCCGTCGACAAACACGGTTTGTTTGATCTTTCGACATTTATGCCTAAAAAGCCAACAGACGTTGAGCTTAAGGTCATGAAAGAAATGTTCGAAGCAAGTGTTGATGGTCAACCATATGACACAGAGCGTTGGGGTCAGTACTTCCGTCCTGCTGGCGTTCAAGCACCAGCTGGCACGTCAACTCCAGCTGCCAATGCTGCACCAGCAGCCAAACCAGCACCTGCGCCAGCAGATGACGACGTTCCTTTTGACGCAGACGAACCAGCAGCAGCAGCCGCTCCTGTGGCAACAGAAACTAAATCAGGGCAAAATGCCCAAGACATTTTGGCAATGATCCGCGCACGTCAAAACAAGTAAGTAATATCTATCCAAGATAACTAAACATCATTACGATGTTTAGTTATTCTTGTCCGATTAACCACAGGAAAATTATGGCAAAACCATTCGATGTATCAAAATTTAGAAAAGACATTACCAAATCAATCGATGGATTGAGTATTGGTTTCAACGATCCAACAGATTGGATCTCAACAGGTAACTTTGCCTTAAACTATCTCATCAGTGGCGACTTCAACAAAGGTGTACCCCTAGGTAAAGTAACAGTATTTGCAGGCGAGTCGGGTGCTGGCAAGAGTTATTTCTGTAGTGGTAACATTATTAAAAATGCACAAGCTCAGGGTATTTTTGTTATACTAGTTGATAGTGAAAATGCACTAGATGAATCATGGATGCAGGCACTGGGTGTGGATACCAGTACAGACAAGTTGCTCAAGTTGTCAATGGCCATGATTGACGATGTAGCTAAAACTATTGCCACATTCATGGGCGATTATAAAGCATTGCCAGACGGTGAACGTCCGAAGGTCTTGTTTGTAATTGACAGTTTGGGTATGTTGCTAACACCCACAGACGTCAACCAGTTCGAAGCAGGCGAGATGAAAGGTGACTTGGGCCGTAAACCCAAGGCCTTGACAGCACTGGTTCGTAACTGTGTCAACATGTTCGGTAGCTACAATGTAGGCATGGTATGTACCAATCATACTTACGCTAGTCAAGACATGTTTGATCCCGATGATAAAATTTCAGGTGGACAAGGCTTTATCTATGCTTCCAGTATTGTTGTTGCTATGAAGAAGCTGAAGTTGAAAGAAGATGAAGATGGAAACAAGATCTCTGACGTTATGGGTATCCGAGCCGCTTGCAAAGTCATGAAGACACGCTATGCTAAACCTTTTGAAGGCGTCCAGGTCAAGATTCCGTATGAAACAGGTATGAACCCTTACAGCGGACTGGTAGACTTGGCCGAGAAACGTAGATTGTTAAAGAAAGATGGTAACCGTTTGGCTTTTACAACTCCTGATGGTGAAGTAATTAAACAGTTCCGCAAAGCCTGGGAAAGCAATGAGGATGGGTGTTTAGACAAAGTTATGGAAGAATTTTCAAAACAAAAAAGTGAGGTAAGTACCATTGATGTCGAGACAGAAGGAGAGGAATAAATGTCAGTAGATTTAGCACAAGCAGTATGGGAAGAACTTAAACGTTACATTGGTCCGTTAGACAGAACAGAAGCAGCTGATGCTTTGGTTAATTTACTTGTAGATAGTAATTTTGATGCAGATGATATTCGAGACTCATTCAGAGGTGATGCAGAAGTTAAAAAAGCATTGCAAGGGTATCTTGATGATCATGACGATGAGGAAGAAATTGACGATGATGATTACGAAGAAGATGAAGGCGAAGAAGATTACTAACTATGTGGTATAATCGTGTAGTTGCAGATCTTGGTACAATCCCTGATTTTATAGCTCATTACGAAAATGAAATTGTGGATGCCAAGCGCGATGTTCGTATTGGCGGATATGTCGAAATTAACATCAAAGAACTACCCGGTATTACCGAGCATCGCTTTAATCAGCTACAAGAGATTGAAGCGGTGCTTAACTTTCTTAATATACAACTGAGAAAAATTCGGCGTAGACATTTTCAAAAATACTTAGAAGGTTATGCTCGAGCACTAACTAGTCGCGACGCTGAAAAATATGTCGACGGCGAAGATGAAGTTATCGACTTTGAAACAATTATTAACGAAGTAGCGTTATTGCGTAACAAATGGTTGGGTATCATGAAAGGACTTGAATCTAAACAATGGATGAGCGGACACATTGTGAGACTTAGAACAGCAGGAATGGAGGATGTGCAAGTATGATCGCTGGAAAAATATGGGGCCAAACAGAATTATTAGAAGCCAACGGTGTACTAGAGTTTCATCGTATCGAAGCCACTGCTGGTGGTACTTGTAGTAAACACAAGCACAAGTACAAGTGGAATGGATTCTTTGTTGAATCTGGCAGCTTGATTATTCGTGTTTGGAAAAATAACTATGACCTGGTGGATGAAACTGTGTTGACAGCAGGACAATTTACAAAGGTTGCCCCGGGCGAGTTTCATCAGTTCAAAGCTGTTGAAGACACAGTGGCTTTTGAGTTGTACTGGGCAGAGTTTGATCACAACGATATCGAACGCGAATCAGTTGGGTTTGCCAAGTAGTCTAGCAATAGGTAAACCTGCTGCTATTTCGTCCACAGTCCATTCACTGTGAGAAATCTCAATGAGCCATTGGTTACGATTGGGCTTGTTGGGATTTTCTATTTGTGATAAATCCAAATTTGCCACAGGTGCAGCCATACTGTCAGATCCCACAAATGCAGGAACTCCAGACATAATGGCCTGACTACCTGGGCCGCTATTCCAATTTACCACAGCCCAGGCATGTTTTAGTGTTTTACCAAAGTCGTAATCGTCGTATGTGTTGGGTATGTGCATGGGTCGGTCAACTAAACATCCGGGCAATACCACTACTTCTTGCCTGGGATGACTGCGTATCACAATTGAACGATCGGTATACTGTCTTAGTGTAGCGACTGTTTGTTTTAACCAGGTTTCTGTTGACGGTTGTCCTACCCATTGTTCGCTGTCGTATCTTTGCACAGCTATCACAACATCTTCGCCAGTATCTCGCCAGGTCTCTATAGAGAGATTCAACTGCTGAGGTCTTGTGGGATCAAGGTCCTGTTTACTGTAGGATTGGTAGCCAGTTCCGTTGAGCCCCACTTTCCAGGTATAGCCCCGGTGTAGCATACCTACTTCTAATACAATAACTGGTTTACCTGCTGCTCTAAATGCTTGCCAAACAGCTTGATTCTGTTTCATTCGACCAGCCCAGACTACACTCCATATTACAGCAACATCAGCAGTCATGTCGTGAATACTTGTCTGAAATCCCAGTTTCTGTAGACCTTGCTGAACAGCAGCAAACACAGGCCTACTGTTTAGTGCACCAAAATTATTAAAGAGACTTATTATCATAGTTAAATACCTTGCTGTATTTAAGGACAAATATGACACGCAAATTTTCTGTAGTGACCACGTTCCATCAAGCTGGATACGAAAAGTATGGTAGTAAAATGATTGATACATTCTTAAAGAACTGGCCCCAAGAAGTTCATCTGTATGTGTATGCAGAAGATTGTACCGTTACTCAGTCTGCGCCTAATCTCACTGTGTATGATTTACATGCACAATGCCCTCAGCTAGTGGCATTTAAAGAAAAATACAAAAACGATCCGCGTGCTACAGGTCAGCAGGGTGTTGGTCCTGTTGACAAAAAAGGCAAACAGCAAGGGCTTGGATTTCGTTGGGATGCCGTGCGTTTCAGCAACAAAGTGTATGCCATGTGCGACACTGCCAGTCGGACTTTGGATACAGTATTTTGGATGGATGCTGATATGGTATGCCATAGTCCAATTACCATAGCAACCATACAACAACTGGTACCTGCAGATATTGCTATTGCATTTATTGGTAGAGAGCGTAAGTTTACAGAAACTGGACTATGGGCCATCAACATGAGTAATAGTGCTAACATGTTGTTCATTCAATGGATGCAGGCTGCATACGACAATGCCGAAACAGGTGTATTGGCCATGCAAGAGTTTCATGACTGTTGGGTATTTGATCGCACCAGAGAACGTGTTGCTGCTACAGTACCAACATGGACTCAACTGAATTGGAGTGCAAATTTCCCCAAACAAGGCGAAGGACATCCGCTGATCAATACAGAATGGGGAAAATATCTAGACCATCTCAAAGGCAATCGCAAAGATTACGGAAAAAGTCTAGACAAAGATTTAATTAAACCTCGCGGCGAAAGCTATTGGGCAGTAAGTTAAATTGGATCTTCGGCAATCGAACCTGAGTCAACACATATATCATCAACGTTTGTTTTGGTGTAATCGGCTTTTGAATGCTTGGCCTTGTAGTGATTCAAATACTGACCAAGAACAGTATGCCTTAACGGTGTTTTATATCCTTTAAGGAATCCTGCACACAAATCGTTGACCTTAAGTGGCCGTGCTACATTTAGTGCAGCTCCAAATACATCGTTGTCGTAAAATCTACGCAGATCTTGATAATCTCTTTCGTGATATCTTCTACAGTATTCATCTCTGAACTGTTTGAATCTTCCGTGTTGGGTATTGACTGCAAATATTCCTGTCTCGGGCACTAGCCAGCTGCCTGGCTCTCCGTCCTTGTTTGTGTTGTAGGTCACACCCATGTACATACTCAGATATTCAGGCAGCAACAAATCAGTCAACACAGATAATGGTAGTTTCTTAGCTGTAATCACGTCAGCATCCAGCCATACTATCCAGTCGGCTGTGCTGTGATTCATGGCATGCATAAAACTGTAGGCTTTTTTGGCAAACTTTTTGTCTGACGGCCTCAGTGTTGTATCTGTTTGATATTGAGCATAATCTGGATCTAGTTCAGAAAAATCAATCTGTTTGATCCGCTTACTGCGTGTGGACAGTTTGAATTCCTCTACATAACAGGTGAGAGCCAAATCTTTGGGCCAGTACTTGAGGAAACTTGCTACGCTATCCTTGCCAATGAGATCATAATAGCGTTGATTAAAACTTGTAATAATCTCTATCATTTGATTGCCCACCCTTTCATGTGTGCCCAACACTCTCCAGATTTTAACTCGTCGTGACTCCAATGGAACTGCGAAATTTTTTCTATCCATCTTTGCCGATCGGGCATGAGCGGATTTTCAATTCTGAAAATATCACTACAAGCAACTTCCTTTGCTTGGCTGCGTTCTGGATCAGTTACAAATACTGGAACTCCTTCTACGGCTGCTGCCACTCCGGGACTAGAATTATGACTAACCACAGCCCAGCAGTTTTTAAAATCGCGAACAAGACTACTACCGGGTTCGCTCAGATGTATGTTTAATAGTCTTCTACCAGTGCAGAGTTTTATCAATCTCTCGCAGTATTTGACAGCTCTTTTATCGCCCGGGTGCGGCCTAATCCTAATGGGCCTGTCAGAATATTTTCTTATCTCAGTAATAGTTTTAACAGCCCAGTCTAACACGTCCCACCCAGACATACTCCAACCTCCGTCTCGCTGTAAGCATATCAAAATATGATCACCTCGGGTTCGCCAGTTGGCCAGCCTGACTCCCAACTGTTTTTGTATTTCTATCCATCTCTCGGGATTGGGAGTCTGATTACAGTATTCTCCGGTGTTGGGAAATATTCCATCGTAGCTGTAGCGTAACCAGTATCCAGGATTGTATGTATTTTTATAAAGAAACAGATTAGAATCTGCTAT